GTAAATAATAATTTAGTTCTTGAAGGAGTTGGAACTGGAGATGCTATTTTAAAAACAAACTCAACAGATAGAATAACTTGTGCGGACACTGGAGCAATAACAATTGCTGGTGGGTCAGGACAACCTATGAATTTAACAACTACTGGAAATATTACCCTTCAAAGTGCGTCAAACACAAATATAACTATTGGAAATAATCAAACCAGCGGAATTTTAAACCTTGCGACTGGTACCTCACGCACTGGAGCGGTAAATATCGGGTCCTTAACCACTTTAAACGCCCCGATCACGATAGGATCCGCCGCATCAACAACGCAAACATGCACTATGAACGGTTTAACAACATTCTCAAAAATCCCGTCATGTTCGGTTGCACCCACAACCGCAAATCATTTATGTAATAAAACCTATGTTGATGGTGTCGCTGGGGGGTCTGCACTATTGACCTCTAACAACACTTTTTCTGGAACAAACACATTTACGAATACATTAAATTTAAACATTACTGGAACTGCGGATACAAATATAGGCAGTGCATCAAATATAACTTATCTGAGCGGAAATACAACAGTAACAGGATCACCTATAGTTTTAAATTACGCAGTATCTTCTCATAGTGAATCAACAGCAGCAACAGTATTAACCCAATTAAACGGAACATTCAGAAGCACAGTTACTTGGACTGCATGGACGACTGGAACTTTTAACTATGTAATGAACCAGTTTATACCAGGAGTGCCAGGTTGGACGTGGCCAGGGGGTTTTATTACATTAGCAGCGGGCACTTATTCTTTTAATTTTGCGTTTTCATTTGACGACGCAACTGCATATAATTTAACTGATTTACGAGTAGGTATTTCTACGAGTTCAACTTTAACCGCAGCATCATCAGACGCAACTGTTATTGCATCTTTGCCTGGAGGAAATCGCACGTGTTATAAACATTATGTCACAACCATAACGCCATCAGCAAGTGATATAGTTGTGGAACAAATGAGCGGTTCATTTTATTTATCTGCATCAACTGCTATTTATCCGCATTGCCGTATCAATAATAGTGCCGCTGGAGGCATTAATACGGTTATATTTGATTTGACTATAACAAGAATTGGATTATAATAGAACGTCTTAGATACACTGGATTTATAGCATCAGACATTCAAACAAAAGGCGATTCAACACTGACGAGAATTGGATAATTGGGGTCTTGGTTAAGAGACGCTTTAAACTCAGCCGCCCTTTTATTTAATTTTTCAAGTTTTAATTCAATTGCCCTGCGGCGCTTTTCGACACAATTCATTTTTCTAGGTCTGCTTTTTTTAAGAGCCTGGATTTCTTCACCAAAACTTGTATCCACTGGTTCTATTATTGCCACTGGATTTGTTAGTTCATCATCTATTTTTTTGTAGGTTTTGCTAAAAAAAGGTCGCCCACGTGTTTTTGGTGTAGCGTCACCGTTACGTTTTGTATTTATATAATATAAATGTTTCACTAGTGCTTTATGGTCTATTTTTTTAAAGCCACTGTATCTGACGTCATTCATTATTGCATCTTTTGTAAAAAGCGGCATTTAATATATTATTAGATTATATACAGATTAAAAAATCTGTATATAATAATATAGTAAATGGATAAAGAAGATGAAAATAAAAAAATAAAACGAAGAGAATATTACAAAGAATATTATAAGAAAAACCTTGACAAGGCAATAAAATATCGACGTGAATATTACGAAAAAAATTACGAAGTTTTACGAGAAAAAATGTTTAAATATCATGAAATATATAAGGCCAAAAACCGTGAAAAAATAAACAAACATGCCCGTGAAATGTATTGGATAAAACAAGGCAAGCCTGTGCCGGAGGCTAAGACTAAGACTAAGAAATATAATACACCAATCAAAAAGACAAAAATAAAAGATTTATCAAAGCTTCAAAAAAAAACACATGACATCGAAGCCTCACTGGCTGACCTACTGGTTAAAAAACAAGAATTTATTAAAAAGATAGAAGAAGAAAAGGGGGAATTACAGGCAAAAAAATAAACATATACATATATAAATGAACATTATACACACATTATACCACTGGTTGTATTACATTACGTGTTGCTGTTTTTCACCATGTAGCATCCAGTGTAAATAACTTAACCTTCAAAAAATAATAGATAGCCACCAAACCCAACTAACAAATTTTAAATATCCAAAATGTGCGAGTATCATTTTTATAATTGTAAACCCATCTAAATTCATAACTGTATTTATTGCGGTTATAATGCGCATCGGTATACCAATCTTTTTTAAAAAAGCATCACGTAAATAATCAAAGATATAATTATAAACGCTATCTACTAGTTTAAAATCTTTCTATTAAACCAATCGGATACCGAGTGCTTCACAACGCTCCATAATTTCTTCTTTTTGATTTGACCGTTTTGCCATAAGTATTCTATATTGTTACCCAAATCAACTAATTCTTTCGGTTGTAATGCGTTGAATAATCTAATCCACACCTGAAACACAATATCTTTTTTGTCTATTTTTATTTTTTCAGACTTATTATTGATTGCGTGTTCGACCATCACACAGACCATTTTCAGCAACTCCATGTTATTTTTGTATTCATTATGGTTTGGTATTTCAGCCACCTTTTGAATAATCTTTTGAACTAAACTATTAATTTTAGCATCCTTAGCTAGTCCATTTTTCGGCATTATGTAACAGAAATTGCTGCTCATTTATAATAGTATATAATATTTTAAAAATAAATAATGGTTAAAATATTATGATTTATAATTCTTGAAAATTCAAAACGCAAATGTATTTGGTGTTAGTATTAATGGTGGCATTATCCGCATTGTTAAAGGTGCCAGTTGTCGGGTCTATCAAATTCAAATTAATGGTATGAATACCCAACAAATCATTAACAAAGACACCGTCATTGTCGGCGGGTCTAGCATTGAAATAAACAGGTATATCAAAAGAAGCAGCAGCGGCGACATTAGTGTAAACACCAACACCTTCACTAGAAACACCTACAATACCGGCAGGGGCACGTGTTGCATTATATTGAAAAATTGTTGGAGTGCCCTTACCTATATCAATATGTAACTTGTATAACTTTGTAGATGAAACACCACTAACAGCATGTGTCGCCGAGATGCTTCTAAATGAAAACGTCATTAGATATGATTTTTTCATTCTCCATGGCTCACGGATAATTTTATTTAATTCTACTGTAAAACGCGCGTCGAATTGTGACCCACTATATGATGCTGTATTGTTAGTGTCTAACACAACCTTAAAAGATTTCTTTAAAGGCATTTGAGCAATTCGCATTTTTGGATAATCTTCGGGGTTTTGATTTTCAGGGTCATTCATCTTATATATAAGTATCATTATATAAAAAATAATTCAAATATCTATTTTAACTTATGCGAAATTCATTGCGAGTTCAGAAGCAGCAGGCTTTGATGCCTCAATGCCGCTTCTAATTGCCCCAGAAATGTTTTGTGTCTTTTGGACAATGTTGCCACCCCTGCGTGCTCCGCTTCTAATAGCTCCAGCAGTTTTGCCTCCTTGTCTAGCTAAAGCGCCAGCAGCCATTAAAGGCAACCCAATTTCGGGAGCAATAACGGATACTAAAGGCGCTATTGATTTAGTGATGCCTCCAACCTTGGATAAAGTATTACCAAATTTACGGAGACCAACATCGGCTGCTCCGCCCTTAGAAAAGAACTTTTTTGTGTCAGAACCTAGTTTTTTAAAGAAACTTTTTACAGTCGGCATTATATATTTCTGCTATATTATTTTTTTATTCATCTTCTATAATAACCTTGTCCCAATTCACAAATATATTTTGACTATTTGTATCAATGAAAATAAAATCATGTGGTTTTTTATATGAAATGTCTAAAATGGCTTTGTATATACTATCTGAGATTTCTACTTGCTCCTCAAATATTGTTGCCATTTCACCTTTTTGAATTTTGAATATGAATAAAGATGAAAGACCTTGTCTTACTTGTCGGGGTATTGATTTATAAGTTTGGCATGCCATCCAAATACTAAGACCGGCGTGACGTCTATTATTAACCATATGTAACAATAATTTTTCAGCCTCACCTTTTAGTGATTTTTGAACGTCATCTAAAACTATTAATGTGCGAAACCCCTCGGCAGCATTTGCCTCCGCCATCTGATATGCTTCAGTTAATGTTTCTATATTTAATTCATCATATATCTGTTCTTCAGGTAAGACACTCCAAAAATCATTCTTAATAGATGCGCGACTATTTGGCGGACAAAACAAGATAATAGTGTGATATACATTTTTAAATAGTTTTGGCGATTGTAATAGTGAAATAAGTAATGTGCTTTTGCCCGAACCAGCGCGTCCTAAAAAAAGCGTGAATGAGTGTTTATTCATTAGCTTTGTTATTTCATAATTGTCTAATTTGTCATGTAGTTTGCCGTCGACTACAAATGAAGGTTTTTTAAGTGGTGGCTCCTCATTTTTTTGAATACTTATACTCATTATATATAGTGTTAGATTTTTATGTAGAATTAACAGACTAAGAAAAATAAAAATATTTATTATATGTATATGTCGAGACTAAAGCCAATAATAGAAGAGGTCACTAGTAGTAGTAGTAGTGAAGAAGATAACTACAAGGGTAGTCGTGATAAAAATGAAATACTTAATAGTGTAAGACAACAGCTTGCTGAGAAAAACAAACTACTACTTGAAAACAAACTACTACTTGAAAAAAAACCAGTAGTTAATTTTGAAAAGGATGATGGTGGAGTTTTAAATATATCTGAAATGAAACCACCTATATATACACCTCCTGAAATAAAACCAAATTTAAATATGCTTCTAGGCAAAGTAGCCCCCGCTTCAGTAGGAGGCGGTAGTGCGTCAGCAGCAGGGGGATCCTCAGCAAAAGACAAATTGTATGATGATTATACTCGTAATTTATTAGAGACTGAAAATTTAACACCTGAGGATATAGTAAGGCGATCTGGCAAAAATGAATTAATTAGAATTGTTAGTCTATTAGAAAAGCGTCGAGATAATCCACTTAGAAGCATTATACCATTTGAGATTGACCGGTTATTTAGTTAACTTGTGTTAAACTAACTTTGATTTGTTAAGTTGTTAAGTTGAAAATTTACATAAAAGTGCTGGTTAAGGGGTTAAAATATAAATAAAAATATTTTTATTTATATTTTAAGTTGTTAAATTGGAAATTGATATAAAAGTTAAGTTAAAAGAGTTAATCCATCAAAGTTAAGTTAACACGCACTCACTGGGTGGCCAATCCAGCAGCACTTTTGTTAGTTAGTCTGATTTTTAATTCGCTATTTTAAATTTAAATAAAAGCTGTCACTTGTTTGCTCTCATAATCTATCTGTAAGACTACATCGCTATATCCCCACGCTTGGCACGTAATGGAACCAGTAGTGGCAGCAGACAAATGTAAGTTAAGAAACGGGGGTGCAGCTCGGGTATTGATACCTTGGAACAAAATACCACTCGACTTTTCTAAGTCATAACCATAGTAAGCACTAGAAGGGAATGATGTAAGAACTTGAGCGCCGTTATCAGACCCAACGGGAGCAGCACGGGAGTTGGCAGTTGGTAGCACTACGTATGTGTCACTACCCGCAGGCACCGCAGCGATACCAGCAATAGTGTTATACATTTCACGTCCAACAACTGTGCCAAAAGACTTGGGAATTGAACCTCCTAATGATTGTATCAAATAACAATAACCCTCAGCAGGGCGCTGACAA